GTGACGCAGAAGCAAAACACTTGGGAAGCCATAGTGGCTAAAAACCTGAGGAAGTTCAAATGAGCCTTGCCAATATCCGTTCCCTCGTTGAGGTTGCCGTTAATAATGCGTTTGCTGCGATGACCCCTGCCGTGCCAGTGGTCTTTCAAAACGTGCAGGAAGAACCGCCAGGGCAAGAGTATGTGATTCTGAATTTGGTTTATCCAAACCTGACCCAACCAATTATCTGCCCTGAAGAAAGCAACATTGAAGTCATCGTTGGGACGGTAACACTGGTTTGTTATGTGCCAAGGGCTCAAGGCATGAAACGCCTAGAAGAGTTGGCTTCTGTCGGTTGTCAAACGCTCAATGCACTCAAGGCACAGCCAGACCCCAACAACGTCAGGTTCAATCTCGGCGCCATTGAGGGACCGATCACAGTGCTTGATGGTGATAACCCTTTGGCCTTGGCTTCAGTAACGGCACCATTTACGGCTAAGGGGTAGGCAATAAACTTGAGATAGCAAGCCCCCTTGCTCCGCCCTAGCCCCCATTTGTTCTTTATCAAGAGGTCCAAGTGCCCGTTGCCTGTAATACAAGTGCCTTAACCGGCCAGGATGGAGCAGTTTTTTTCAAGCCAGCCGGTACTCAGTTCTGTTTGCTGGATTACACCGACTTTCCAGCGGGCGACAAAATCACCGTCCCGACCGACAACGATTATCAACTAGGTGATCCAGTCGCGTTTTATGAGGAAGGCACCGCCAATCTTGATGGCAGCCTGACCGCTTCCACTATTGGTTCGGTCACCCCTTATTACGTGGTGGCTATTGCCACTGATCGCACAACGATTTCAGTATCTGCAACCAGTGGTGGCACTGCTATCACTCTTACGGGTGATGGTGGTACTGGATCGGCTGATACCCCAGGAGCTGCCAACCACATCAAGATTGAATACGCCGAATTTGGCGCAATTTGTCAGGTCCGTGAATTTTCCTTGGAAATTTCTAGGGAGGAATTAGACGTGACCACCCTGCCTTGTGGGCCTGCATCGGCTAGCCGTTTTGCATCTTTCCGCAAGATCCAGCCGAGTTATGCGTCTGGCACGGGTTCAATGACCGTCTATTTCACAGACGATCAAACCAGCCTTGCCAACCGTTTGATCTCTAACGTCCTGCTGAAGGATCAGCAAGGCGCAAAGGTCAAGCTCTACATCAATGCGGTCTATTCAGGCGGCACCGTTGATGACAGCGCAAGTATGTACTTTGAGGGCGGCATTCGCCTGACCTCAATGAGCATGAGTGCCAACCCGGATGATCCAACTACGGCTGAGATGTCGTTCTCTATCGTGAATCCGACCCATCTGTTAAATACCGATATCACCTGATTTTTCAGGAGAAGGATTGCCCCGCCTTCGGGTGGGGTTTTTTAATGGTTTGGGCTATGGTATTACAACTTCGTCTTATCAACAGTGAACGCACTTCAACGCTTAAAAAGTAAGTGCAGCATGGAGATGAAGCGATATGCGGTGATGTGCCCTGATGGGACTGAGTTTGAATACTGGGCGACACCTCTTACCATCCTTCAACGCTCAAGGGCAGAAAAGATTGCAGGCCCAAAAGCGGATGAGGTGGATCATGCCATCCACATTTTTATTGCAAAGGCCAAAGAGGAAGACGGCTCACCAATGTTTACCGTGGCTGATTTTCAAGAATTACGCCGCGACATTCCGGCTGAAGTATTGAGCCGGTTGATGGTGCAGCTAGTCAGCCCAGACATGGATGAGGATGACGAAGAGCAACCAGACCCAAAACTCTCGTCAAACAACTTGAAAAAGACCAAGGATTGATCCTTCAGTTGATTGTGGCTGAAAAGCTTGGCTATACCTTGACTGAGTTGCAAGAGCGTATAACTCCTGAAGAGTTGGCTTTGTGGTCCGTTTTTTATCAGCTACGCCAGCAGGAAGAAACCAAAGCGATGGATAAAGCCAAAGCGAAGCGGCGCTAAGGTGGCTTCAGGTGGTTTTTGTCCGTGGCTGAGTCTCGCCTAAAAATCATTCTTGCCACTTCAGGCATGAATGCGGTTAAGGCCGCCATGCGGGGGGTGAATCAATTAAAGGCTGCTGTGCAACAGCTAGATGGAAATCTAAAGCGATCAATACCTCTGCAAAACAAATTTGCCAGGTCTCTAAAGAAGATACAAATACAATCAATCAGAACGGCAAGAGGTATTAGAAAGGCGGCTCAATCGTTGTCAAGCCTTCAGGGTGTCCTAGGTGGTTTAGCAATTGGTGCGTTTTTCAAAAGTGCCATTGACGAAGCAAGAGATTATGAAGCTGCAATTTTGAGGATTGGAAGATTAGAGGGGCAGTTCAAAAATCTTGCAGGTCTACAGGAAACGGCTGCTCAAACCGCTAAAACCCTTTTTGTGTCCCAGACGCAGGCAGCAAAAGGCTATGCAAACCTGGCGGCTCGTATTGGCCCTTCGGTCAAAAGTGTGAAAGAGCTGCAAGCGGTGTATGAGGGCTTGGAAATTGTTTTGCTAAAGAATGCAAAGAGTACGCAGGAAGCAGCCTCATTGCAGTTGCAGTTAAACCAAGCCTTAGGTAAAGGCACTTTGAATGGTGATGAATTCAGAACCATTGCTGAAAACGCACCTGAAATCTTGCGTCAGCTAGCCAAAGATGCAGGCGTTGCTGAATCTGCCATTAAAGATCTTTCATCCGAAGGTTTTGTTACTACCGAAAAACTTATCAAGGCGTTGGCGAATTTGCGCAATTCAGGTATTGAAGATTTCAATGCACTGCTTGAGACTACTCTTGGCAAGCAACGTAAATTTGACAAAGCCCTGGCGGACCTTCGGAAGACAGTTGGTGAACAATTACTGCCTGCATTTACACCATTCCTTGAGGCATTGACATTTATAGCAAATGCTTTTACGGCGCTTCCTGAGCCTATAAAACGATTCTCGGTTGCCTTGGCTGGTGTGCTGGCCGTTGGCTCCTTACTGTTGCCTGTTATCGCAGGAATAACTTTGGCTGCGGTTGTATTAGGAGGCAAGTTTGTTATTGCCGCTGGCCTTGTTGCTGCGTTGATTGCAGTCCTAACTGAATTACCAACCATTCTGAAATTTGTGGCAGATGAATTTGCAGTTGTTGGTCAGTTCTTTGAAACTGTATGGAGCAAAGTTACTGGTTTTATTGGCGACCGCTGGAATGATTTAATGAATGCCATTCAGAAAAAATGGAATGAAACCCTAGGCAAGTTGGCAGTTGCATTAGGGCTTTTTGGCCAAAACAGCGCAGATATATTTGAAAAAATTGGAGGCGTTTGGACAGAATTGCTCAATTTTATGGATACTCAGTTTAATAAATTTTTGAATGGGTTGGGCGACAGATTAAAACAATTCTTTTCTGTATTCAAAGTTTCGTTTGAGCTGCAAGGTGGTGTTGGTGGGCCAATAGGAGCTTTATTTGATTTGTTGAAAATACTGGCTGGCTTGAAGTTTCCAAAATTTGGCGGTGGAGGCGGCGGCGGCGGCGGTGGTTCAGGATTAAAAGGCTTAGATTTAGATTTTACTAATAACCCTCTAGCTTTAAAAAGCGACGGTAGTTCGGGTAGCTCTAAAAGTGCTAAAGCAGAAGAGAGAAAAGCAAAAGCTAAGCAAGATCAATTAAGAGCTGCACAGGATTTACTTCGTACCGCATTGGATGAAAATGCTGTACTAACTCAAACATCCACGTTGGAGCGAATACGCACGGAAGCTGCAGTCGCTAGAAACAATATTGCGATTAGATATGGCCGTTTAGCGGAAAAGGCAAAGTCAGATGCAGAAATTGAAACTTTGGTTTTAGCGCAATCGGCGGAAGTGTTAAACACAAAAACTAAAGAAGCCAAGGCTTTGAATGATGAATACAAAAACATTGCAAATTCGCTAAAAACCGTTTTTAAAGAAGGGGAAGATATTGTCAAAAAATTAGTCAATGAATCAGAGGTCTTGGCAGAGGTTTGGAATGGGTTTGGTCAAGAAGTTACAAACGTGCTTGATGCTTTGATTGACGGCACTAAAGATTGGAATTCTGTCCTTAAAGACACGCTTAGAAGTTTGTCAAAAGTCCTTTTCAGGGCCGGTCTAAATGCTTTGGCTGGCAATGACCGCAAAGGGTTTTTCTCTGCATTGACTGGCAATATCACCGGCAAGGCTTCTGGAGGCCCTGTTAGCAGTGGCAGGCCCTACATCGTGGGTGAGCGAGGCCCTGAGTTGTTTACCCCTTCAGTGTCGGGCAACATCACACCTAATGGCGCTTTAGGTGGCAGCACAGTGGTCAATATCACCGTGAATGAAAACGGCAGTAGTTCCAGCAATAGTCAAGGCGATAGGG